CACTTTCTTAGTATATTCTACCAGATGATAGATTACACATTGGTTGAAGACCAAAATATAATATTCTAATAAGAAGGAGGTTTGTAAATGAGTCGTAGAGTAAAATGTTTATTCTGTGATCGTTCATTTGATGATAAACATAAATACTGTGATCATATTGTGTATAAACACAATAATCAAATCCCGGAAGATTGTGAAGACGGATATGAATTTGCATATTCATTATTTGTCAATAAACCAATGGGACGTTTGTGTTTGATGTGTCGTAAACGTAAAGTTGCATTTAACGATGATACATTGAAATATGCACGTTTGTGTGATGATCCGAAATGTAAAGAAGCTTACGTCAAGATGATGAAATCCAGAATGGTGAATGTTTATGGTAAAGAACATCTGTTGAATGATGGTGCTCAACAACGTAAGATGATGATAAATCATGTTGATGCACGTGATTATGTATGGGATGAAAATCACAAATTCCGTGTCATTGGAAATTATGAAGTTGATTTCTTAAACCATCTGAAAGACATGGATTGGAGTCCAGATGACATCATTGCACCATCACCAGTTGATTTCCATTACAAATGGGGAGATGGAACTCAACATCTGTACATTCCCGATTTCTTCATACCATCATTGAATCTTCATGTTGAAATCAAACAGGGTAACTTCAATACATCATTCATGGAACACAACCGTGACATTGAAGCTCGTAAAGATCAAATGATGCGAAATGAATGTAAACGAACCGGAATGCATTATATCAAAATCATGGATAAAAAATATGATGAGTTTGATAATGAATATGTAGAATCCCCAAACAATCGTCCAGAACAGGGGTGATCACATGAGTAAGGTACATGAAACAATACTGATGTTGATCGAACGTTTCCCAGAGATAATCACATTATCATCAAAGCGTGATGTGGTTGAAAACAAACCCGATGAATATTTATTAACAATCATGAGATCCAATGTATCATTATCCAGTGAATTGGTATTTGCAAATGCATCCCAATCCACATCAATTGTGTTAACACTCATGATTGAAAAGTTGTATGATTTCTATATGAAAGGAAAAGATGTTTCCGTCATATGTGAAATGATACAGGAACAATTAAAACGAGGTGATTAATAATGTTGGACGAAGTAGGAATCACACTCCAAGAAGTAAATAAGAAATATCCATCATCAATCCAGGTGTTAGGATATGATGTTTGTATGGATTATGATACCGCATTCAAACCCAAGGTGATATCAACATTTGAAATGTGTATCAACATCATCATGACATTGTTGTTCATGAAACCAGGTCAGTATCCATCAATCCCCGACATAGGCATTGACATTGAGTCATATCTGTTTGAATATTCAAATGACAAAAATATTCCTAAGAAGATAAAGACCCAGATCGAAGATCAGTGTAATTCTATTTCAATTACAGGAATCGACATTGATTGTTTTGTTGATGAGATCGAAGGACAACCTGCATTGATAATCCAGATCACGGGAACGGAAACACTTGCAATGGGTTCTGATTCGAATCATGCCATCATCGGAATAACATACGATCGTTTGAATCGTGTATATGCCCGTAGATTATACATTTAGGAGTGATTAATAATGAATGATATCCAAGATATAATTCTTGAATCTGAATATAATGTATTGAATTCATTATATGAATATTATAATAAACAATACATCATTGAATCATATTATATGGAAGATGGGGAATCACAGCCATCTGACAATCCGCAAAAGGAAAATTTGATCAAACGTTTCATTGAATGGTGTAAACGTTTCTTTGCCAGTATTAAAGCAAAATTCAAAAAGGTCCCACCAACAACACCCGTCCCGGAAACATATGAACCTGAAGCAAAACAATTAATCCAGATGACCCAAACATATACTCAGGTCAATTCACAAAATTCAAATGCTCAACAACAGATCGAACAGAATGAACAGATCGAGCGTCAGTCTAAGATTATCCAAATCAAAGAAAAGAAACAACAACAAAAACCCCAACAACAGTCACAACAACCACAAGCCCCACCACAGTCTCAGCAACAACAACCACAGTCACAACAGCCAACAACCAATCCACAGAGCATTCCAGATAGTACAAATGGTGTTGCTCAACAATCAAACACAATAACCATGGAAACCATTGAACAAAATATCCAGCAGGTTCAAACCGTAATAAATAACGTTGAACAGGAAATCGTACAAATGGATTCAATTGCATCCCAGGCTCAAGATGCTGTGAATCCAGAACAACAAAAGAAACGTAAAGCTGCTGAAGCAAAGGTTAAAACAGGTTCAAGCTCACTGCAGAAACTTGGTGAGTTGTTTGGTGCAATCGCAAATACTGTTGCACCAGTGGGTAGCATAGAAGGCGAACCATTACCTGAATTTGTCATTGATTCAATAAAGAAAGCTAATACCGTTAATGATGTTCAGACCATTTATAACAATGCAGAGAACTTCTACACTTCAGCATACAAATGGTACAACAGCAGAGCGAAGTCTCCAAGTCAAAATGATGCATCGCTGCGTGAAGGTAATTATTGTAAGAACAAATGTGCAATAATTCAGCAATGGCGTAATGGTATTAAACAAGTTCAGGAACAACGAATCAATGAATTGAATCGACAAGCTAATCAAATGCCTGGAATAAATCCAGATACACCGCAACCTAATCCCAATGATCAATCAATGCCTGACATAAATCCTACCACATAATGAGGTGATAATAAATGGCTGACATAAAAACGAAACGTGGGCAGATTGAAACCCTCATATATCGTACCATGAATGCGTTAGATCCTTCTGGATCAAATACTGGAAAATACAAAGCAATGTTCTCTAAGATGAATGATGCTGCATTCTCCAAATGGGTCACACAGTTTCTTGCAGATCCAAAAGCCAACATCAGACTCGACATTGAAGAGTTCGATAAATCAAAGACACTGAAATATGAGAATGTTGAAAAAGCTGCCAAACAGATGAATCTGGATTTGTACGAATATGTGTATCTTCCACATGTTTCATCAAATCCACAACGTCCTGTGAGAACGCGTACACCGGTGTTGGTTGGATACTTGAACATTAAAACTGTTCAACAACTTCAGACCAAGAAATCAACTGGTGTTATTAACGATCTCGACAGAGATGATCTTACTGGTATCGCAAAAGGTGAATCCAAGGGTGGTACATTCTCTGGTATTGAGAATGAAATCTTGATCGGTATTGGTGCAGATAATGTTCTGTCTGAAGTATGTGGTGTTCGTGGTGATAATATGGTTGAGTATGAAAACATGCTTGAGAAGATTTCTGAAACTGGTTCATGCTCATTGAAAGATATCAAAACAAATGCATTGGATAAACCAACGTTGTTGAAAACCGATTTGTTCTTAAAGGCAATGGGTATTAAAACTGATATCGTTTCAGAAGCATATTATAACACTGGATTGTTACGTGCACAATTCATGGAAGATTAAAACAAAAAAGATGACCCCGGGATATCCCGGGGTCAAAATAAAACACTACAGTTATTGAGATGGATTATGTTAGGCTGTGTGTCACCACACATCATTGAGGAGTACCTAACTTATCCCACCGTTCAAAAAATAACAAAAAAGATTCGCCGGGGCTGTTGCCCCGGTTACGATCTTTTTTATTCGTTTGAACATCTGCAGTTTATTTATACTCCCCTGCTATATACGGGAGTTACATCGATCAGAATCTGTCGATGAAGTTCTTCAGCACCTTCTTGGCAGCTTCCTTCTGAAGCTTTCTCTTACTTGTTGTGTATGTGCTGCCATCTTCGCGGACAGCAATTACAGTAGAACCCGTGTAAGTCCTCTGCGCCTTAGCACTTTCCTTGCTCATGGCATTAGTAGCATTCAGAATGCCACCGTTGTTTGTGCGGATTTCTCTAAGACCATTGAGAGTTAAAGTATTTCTTGTCATAATAATACCTCCTGGACCTGCATACATAATTTGCAGGCTAGCTGACTAGGCTACTTACGCCAGTAAAAAGATTTAAATGTATTGAATAAGAAGTTATTTCTTTCTTCTTATTCATATTAATAATATATATATGGAATTTAAGAATTCTAGCAAATGTATATATTGTAGGAAAACCAGCA